CCCGGCCCCAGCTCGGAAAACGCACGCTAGGTGTGACGCCGGACCCCGGCCCCCCAGCGACCACGACCCTTGATAACACTGGGCAAGCGGCACTTCGGCACGCTGAGAATGGGTCAGTTAACGACCCGTTAAGGGGGTGCTAAGTGAGTCGAGCGAAGGCGCCGGACATGCGTACCGGCAACGCCAACAACGCCGCTACCCCTGAGCCGGCCCCCATCGTGTACGAGGGTCGAGCGCCCCGTGTGCCGCATCACTTGAAGCCGACGGGCAAGGACGTTTGGCGCTCCGTGTGGTCCGCCGGTATGGGTGCCTTCTCGCCGGACACGGACCGAAACGTAATCCTGCGGTACTGCGAACTTCACGACCGACGCGCTGACCTTCTCGCGCTGATCGAAGCCGACGGGTACATGAGCGAAGGCTATAACGGCCAACCCGTTGCACACCCGATGCTCCGTTACGTCGAGTCGACTGAGAAGGAATTGCGCTCGATAGAGACGGCAATCGGATTCACACCTGAAGCACGCTTGCGCCTGGGGCTTGTCGCCACTGAAGCGCGGAAGGTTGCTGCGGGTCCGGAAGACTTCTAGGGGGTGACCGTGGCTAAGCGCCTTCCGCTCGAAGGCATTGACCCGGTCATTGCCCGACACATTCCCGCTGACGCTCCCTTCCCGTCCGAAGGCTATCGGGTGGCGAAGTGGATTGAAGAGTTTTGCTACCTGACTGGAAGCTTCGCCGGCCAACCGTTCCGGCTGCTTCCGTGGCAGCGCACGCTTCTCATTGACGCGTACGAACTGACTCAGGACACCTTCGGCCGTTGGCGCCGGAAGCATCGAACCGTTGTGGTGTGCGTGGCCCGTAAGAACGGGAAGAGCACCATTGCCGCAGCGATCATGCTTTACCACCTGATCGCAGATAGGGGCGACGCTCAGCGGCAGGTTATCGCCGCAGCGAATGACCGCAATCAGGCGCGCATGGTGTTCGACTCCGCGAAGCAGATGGTGAACGCAAGCCCGAAGCTTGCCGCCGTGTGCAACGTCCAGCGCGACGTGATCCGGTACAAGGACAACACCTATCGCGTGGTGAGCGCGGACGCTGGGCGGCAGCAAGGTCTTAACCCTGCCGCTGTGTCGCTTGATGAGTACGCCTTCAGCAAGTCGTCTGATCTGTTCGACGCGCTGACGCTCGGTTCTGCCGCGCGTAATCAGCCTATGTTCCTGATCATCTCGACGGCCGGGCCCGACCCGGACGGACCCTTTGCCGCACTGTGCGAGCAAGGTGAGCGGGTCAACTCTGGTGAGGCTGACGACCCGACGCTTTTCTATCGGTCCTGGGGGCCGAAGCTGGGCGAGACGGTTGATCATCTCGACCCGGAAGTGTGGGCGCGCTGCAATCCCTCTTACGACATTCTCAACCCGGACGACTTCAAGGCCGCTGCGCAGCGTTCAACTGAAGCGTCGTTCCGTATCTACCGACTGAGTCAGTTCGTCCGTGGCGCGTCCACGTGGTTGCCGCACGGGCTTTGGGATTCGCTTGCTGCGGACGACGACGACCCGCTTGAGCCTGGGGACGAAGTTGTATGCGGGTTCGACGGCTCATGGAAGGGCGACAGTACGGCCCTTGTGGCTTGTCGCGTCCGTGACCTTCGCGTGTTCGTGCTGGGCCACTGGGAGGCTCCGGCGGATGACATTCATTGGCGCGTGCCGATGGCTGACGTTCGCGAAGCCCTTCACTCCGCACTGGACACGTACCGGGTGCGGAACCTTGTCGCTGACCCGTACCGCTGGGAAGAGACGCTAGACAATCTCGAAGCTGAAGGCTTCCCGGTTGAAGCGTTCCCGACCAACTCACTTGCGCGCATGGTGCCTGCCACTCAGGCGGTTTACGACGCGTGCCGGGATGGCCGGCTGAGCCACGACGGCAACCCAGCGTTGGCCCGACACATCGGCAACGCGGTCTTGAAGGAAGACGCCCGGGGCGCACGCATCACGAAGGAATTCGGGGCGTCGCGCCGGAAGATCGACCTTGCCGTTGCCATGGTGCTAGCGGTTTGGGGCGCCGTGATGTGGCGCGAAGACAACGGGCTGACGACTGACACGGCCATTGTCGCCACCTGGGAGACGGACGAAGGCCCAACGGTTGTCGGCTACGGCAGCGCCCCGGATATCGACTTTGACGACTAACCCAGCCTACTCACGTGAGTAGGCTGAAAATCCCGAAGGGGGCACTGTGGGTTTTTGGTCTGCTCTCTTCGGGCGGGGGCACTCTCCGGCGCTCGACGCTGCGGAAGGTCGAGCCTGGGAACCGTACGATCCGAGCATTTACAACCTGGGCGCAACGGCGTCTTCGGGTGAGCGGGTCACACCGCACGATGCGCTTCAGGTGTCAGCGGTCTTCGCGTCGGTCCGGCTTCTCTCCGAGACGATTGCCACTCTGCCGCTGAGCACGTACAGCAAGCGCGGCGGCACGCGTAAGGAAATCGATACGCCGGAATGGCTCGACTTCCCGAACGCGGAGCCGGGCGGCATGGGGCGGATTGACATTCTGTCTCAGACGGTTCTCAGTCTCCTTCTTCAGGGGAACGCGTTCCTTGCTGTGCGCTGGGCTGGGCCGAACATCGCCGGCCTTGACGTGCTCGACCCAACCAAGATTCACGTTCATATGGTCATGGTTGACGGGCTCCGCCGGAAGGTGTTTGAGGCGTACGACATTGACGCCGACGGCAACGAAGTGTTGCTTGGGTGGTTCACGCCGCGCGACGTCCTTCACATTCCCGGCATGATGCTTCCGGGTGACTTCGTCGGTTGCTCGCCTATCTCGTACGCGCGTGAGTCCATCGGGCTTGCGCTTGCGGCTCAGAAGTACGGCGCGCACTTCTTCCGGAACGGCGCCATGCCCGGCGCTGTGGTTGAAGTACCGGGCACCATGAGCGAAGAGGGTTTGGCCCGTGCGCGCGAAGCGTGGCGTGCCGCTAACTCCGGCGTCGACAACGCGCACCGTGTTGCGTTGCTGACTGAAGGCGCGAAGTTTTCGAAGGTGGCCATGAGCCCCGACGAAGCCCAGTTTCTTCAGACGCGTCAGTTTCAGGTTCCGGAAATCGCGAGAATCTTTGGCGTTCCGCCGCACCTGATTTCTGACGCTACCAACTCCACTTCGTGGGGCTCCGGCCTTGCTGAACAGAACATTGCGTTCACGATGTTCAGCCTTCGGCCGTGGCTTGAGCGTATCGAAGCCGGGTTCAATCGGCTTCTGTTCGCGGAGACTGCCGACCGCTTCAGGTTCGTGAAGTTCAACCTTGACGAAATCAAGCGTGGTGCTCCGAAGGAACGTATGGAGCTTTGGAGCCTGGGACTTCAGAACGGCATTTACAGCATTGACGAAGTCCGCGCCGCTGAAGACATGACCCCCCTGCCCGATGGGTTGGGCGAGAAGTACCGGGTGCCGTTGAACCTGGGCGAGATTGGCGAAGAGCCTGAGCCCGAACCGGCCCCCGCTCCCCCAGCCATTGACCCTCCGGCGGAAGAGCCGGCGGACGACGAAGAGCCGGATAACGCCGAAGGCGACCCGGACGAAGGGGAAACCGAGGATGACGACGACGCGTGAACTTCGGTTCGCGGTCGGCACCCTTGAAGAGCGCGCGTCTGATGACGGGCGCATTTCTATGCGCGGGTACGCGTACCGGTTCAACGAACTGAGTCACGACCTGGGCGGCTTCCGGGAACGCATTGTTCCTGGGGCTGGGGCGCCGTCGCTGCGACAGAACGACGTTTACGCCACCTTCAACCACGACACGCGCGCACTGCTAGGGCGTACTTCGTCCGGCACGCTGCGGGTTGGGGAGGATCGCGAAGGTGGTTGGTACGAGATTGATCTACCGGACACGACGGTTGGTCGTGACGTTGCTGAGCTTCTGAAGCGCGGTGACCTTCAGGGTAGTTCTTTCACCTTCCGCGTGCTCGACGGTGGGCAGCGGCGTGCGGACGACGACGACCCGGATACGGGCCTTCCCGTTCGTGAGATCACAGCCATGGATGTTGTCGAGCTGGGGCCGGTAGTCAACCCGGCTTACCCGACAACTCAGGCTTCGCTTCGCTCCGTTCAGGAGACGTTGCGCATTGGGGAGTTCGCGCCCCCGACCGAAGAGCGCGATTCCCAGCCGGCGGAAGTGACCCCGGCTTCTCACCCCGATGTGCGCGCCCTTCTTCGCGCGCTGAACAAGTAAGGAGCGTCATGGACGCGACTACCCTTAGCGCCAACTTTGAGGCGCGCGAGCGTGCGACCGCTGAGCTTCGCACCCTTACCGATGAGTTCGCCGGTAAGGAGATGACCGATGAGGCGCGTGAGAAGGAAGAGCGCCTGATCACTGCGGTTTCCGACTACGACGCACGTATCAAGCGCGGCATTGAAGCCATCAAGGCCATCGACCCTGTTACCTCCCTTCTGTCCGGCCTTCAGGGTTCCGGCTCCGGCGCTCAGCGTTCCGCCGATGTGGACGACGACGCGACCCTTCGAGCGGGCAACCTGGGTGAGGCACGGTCCTTCGAGTTCGCCCCTGAGAAGCGCGACGGCACGAAGGCCGGTAACCCGAACGTTCTGAGCCGCACCCTTTACGGTCAGCTCATCGCTCAGGCGGTCGAGCGTTCCGCGATCATGCGCGGCGGCGCGACCACGTTCACCACGTCCGACGCGAACCCGCTGGACTTCACCGTGATCACTGGGCGCTCTTCGGCGTCCATCGTCGGTGAGACTGCGGAGATTCCCGAGAGCTACCCGGCGACCGCTCAGCGTTCGATGGGCGGCTTCAAGTACGGCTTCGCTTCGGTCGTCTCGTATGAGTTCGCCACTGACCAGGTTCTTGACCTTGTCGGCTTCCTGGTGAGCGATGCGGGTCCGGCCATCGGTGACGCCATGGGTCGCCACTTCATCACGGGTACCGGTCAGCCGCGCGGTATCCTCACCGACGCTTCGCCGGCTACCGCTACTTTCCTCGCGACTGACACTGACTCCAAGGTGTCCGACGCGCTGATTGATCTGTTCCATGAGGTTCCGTCCGCGTACCGGGCGAACGCGAAGTACGTCGTCAACGACCTTCGCGCGGCTCAGATGCGGAAGCTTAAGGACGCGAACGGTCAGTACCTGTGGCAGTCGGGTCTTACCGTCGGCGCTCCGTCGCTCTTCAACGGCAAGGTTGTCGAGACTGACGACGGCATGCCCGCTGACAAGATCCTGTTTGCTGACCTGAGCAAGTACCGGGTTCGCTTCGCCGGTTCGCTCCGTGTCGACCGTTCGGTTGACGCGAAGTTCAGCACTGACCAGATCGTTTACCGGTTCCTTCAGCGTGCTGACGGTCTGCTTGTCGACGCGCGCGGCGCGAAGGTGCTGACTGTCACTCCGGGTGCCTGATCCTTCCTAGGTGTGGGGCGCTTCAGCCTACTCACGTGAGTAGTCTGGGGCGCCCTTCCCTGGGTCCCTTGAAGGGGGCGCAGCGTGGCTTACGCAACGATTGAAGAGCTTCGCGCGCTGGAAGGCATAGACGACGCGTCGCTTTTCCCTGATGAGCTTCTGTCCGACGCTATCGACTTCAGCGTTGAAACCGTCGAAGTCTACTGCGGTCAGAAGTGGGACACGGCAGAGAACCCGACCCCGGAAGTCATTCGGTGGTGCGTGCGGACTCTGGCCCGGCAATACGTACTCGACCACGTGTCGAGAATCCCGGATCGGGCGCTTCAGCTTCAGTCCGAATTCGGCTCTATCCAACTTGCTCAGGCTGGGGGCACGTGGCGCCCGACGTCGCTGCCTGAAGTGAACGCGAAGCTGAACCTTTACCGCGTGCGCCTGCCGTTCATTTTCATGTGATGGGGGCGCCGTGGCACTGATCTTTGACACGAAGGTGCGACTGTTCGACGCGCTGAAGGCCACTGTGCCCGGCGGCGTTCAGTGCACCTTCGCTGACCCGGGCGAGAAGTCGCGCCGTAAGGGTGTGTGGTTGGGGGCGACCACTGACGACGACCTTGCCCCCGTGGCTATGCGCTCAGGTGCGAAGCCAACCAACGTGACCGGCTACGTAGAAGCGCACGCCGTAGTCACGTCCCCCGGGAACCCGATAGACGCTGAGCGCGCCGTGTACGAGATACGCGACGTCGTGAAGGCGGCATGCGCAGCGGTCAACGCTGACCTTCCTTCGGTTCCCGGCTTGCTCGACGTGCGCCCTGAGTCGGCAACCGTCGAGTCCGCAGAAACCACCGACGGCGCCTATGCAGCGCTGACACTTCGCGTCCGTGTTCGTGGGCGCGTCTACCAGTAGAAGGGGGCGCACGCATGGCGCTGGACGCAAGCATTGGCATTGGTCGTGAGGATTCTTACGGCACCCTGTCTGCCGTCGTAGAGGGTTACGAGGGGCAGGCGGACTCTTGGAAGACCACGCGAGAGTTCATTGAGTCTGTCGGCTTCCGGGCCGGTATGCAGACTGCCCGCGCTGACCGGCGCAACGTGGTCAACATGGGCGGCGAAGGTGAGCTTGAGTGCGACCTTCTTGACGCCGGAGCCGGGTCACTTCTGACGTCCGCGTTCGACAAGGTCACGGTCACCGACACGGCCGGCGTACGGACTACGGTTCTTGAGACGTCCGACGTGTCCGAAGCTCCGTCCTTCTCGGCGCAGATGGTTCGCCCCGGGACCGACGGCACGAAGGCCGCGTATAAGCACAAGGGCTGTGTCGCAACTGAGTGGTCACTGACCGCTGAAGTTGAGGAAGCCGTGAAGCTCAACGTGACGTTCGACTTTCAGGACGTCGAGCACACGACCAACCCGGCTCAGATTGTCGCGCCCGTGTACCCGGGTGAGGCGTACCCGTACGACTGGACGCGTACCGGCATCGAGCTTTCCCGTGCGGGCAGCGTGGTCGCCTTCGACGCTACGTCGCTTGAGCTGACCGGCGAACTGGGGCTGAAGACTGACCGCCGGTTTCTTCGCGCGAATGAGCTGAAGAAGCGCCCAGTGCGCAACGCTGTGCCGACGTACGAAGGCACGTTGGAGGGTGAGTTCAGCGCCGGTTCGCTGGGTCTGTACGAAGCCTTCATTGCGGGTGAAGTGTGCTCCCTGAAGGTCACCTTCCTGGGCATCCTGCCCGGCTCTTCGCTGACCGTTGACGTTCCGGCGATTCAGTTCACGGGCGAGTCTCCTGAAGCGGCGACTGACGAAGTCACCGTTCACAACCTGCCCTTCCGTGTGCTCGACCCGGGCGACGGTACTGCGGCGCTGAAGCTCACGTACGTCGAGCCGGGAACGCCGGTCGAGCCGTAATGGCGCAGCGGAGCGCGTACACGATCCGTGTTGATGGACTCCGCGAATTCCAACGCAACGTGCGGACGCTGCGGGACAAGGAACTGAACAAGGCTGTACGCGAAGCCAACAAGGCTTCGGGTGAAGTCCTGATTCCCCAGGCGAAGCACGAAAGCCCGGACGGTAAGCGCGACGCGAAGTCGTCCAAGAAGTACCGTCCGGGCAAGTTGGATAAGTCCATCAAGGTCACAGCGTCCGCGAAGGGCGCTGTCATCAAGGCCGGCTCAGCGTCTCGCGTGCCGTATGCCGCCGCAATTCACTTCGGCTACCGGGCGCGCAACATCAGTCCGAACCGGTTCCTTTTCCGTGCCATGGCCCGTAAGTCGGACGTCGTGGCAGCGACTTACGAACGGCGTATTGCCGCCGTTGTCGAAAAGTATTTGGAGAGCTAATGCCTGCGAAGAAGCCTGCCTTCGAGATGCCCGAAGACTTCACCCTTGACCTGAAGCTTGATTCTCTCACCATTGACGAGATTGACGCCATTGAAGAGATCACGGGTGCCCCGCTGGACTCCCTGAACAAGGCCGGTACGCGTCGAGCGCCGATGCTCCGCGCCATGGCCTATGTCGTGATGAAGCGGAAGTTCCCGGAGATTGAGCCGGCGGACGTCGGTCGCCTGAAGCTCAACCTGAAGGGGAAGGGCAAGCCGGACCCTACCGCGACCAACGCGTAATTGCTTGCGCACGTCTGATCGGGCACTTCCGGGGGCTCACATGGTCAGACGTGCGCGGCATGGAACTTCGCGATTTCAACGCGTTGGTTGAACAGATGGCTGAAGACCGTAAGGCGGAAGAGCGCGAAGCGCGCCGGTCTTCACGCGGACGAAGTGGCGGCACGGCTAGCGGCAATGAGCGACGCACGCCGGTTATGACTTAGGGGGTGCGTCGTGGCTCGACCGATTCAGGTCACGATCATGGGCGACGCTGAGCAACTGTCCCAGACGCTTGACGAAGCGGCGGAGGAAGTCAGCGCGTTCGGTGAGCAAGCGAAGGGTCTTGCCCTTGCTGCGGGTGGTGCTATCGCCCTGGGCATCGGCGCCGGTATCGCGTCGGCGCTTGAGAAGGAAGTCAGCAACGACCTTCTAGCGGCTCAGTTGGGCGCGTCTCCCGCTGAAGCGAAGAAGCTGGGTGAAGCGGCAGGTGCCGTGTACTCCGACGGTTACGGCGAATCCGTGGCCGATGCGAACGAAGCCCTGAAGGGTCTTTGGCAACAGGGACTTGTGCCGGCCGGAGCGACCGCCGACGAAATGGCGAACATTTCGAAGAAGGCAATGGACGTCGCTACGGTCCTGGGCGACGAAGTTGGGCCGACGTCTGCCGCCGTTGGTCAAATGCTCAAGACGGGCATGGCGAAGAACGCCGACGAAGCGTTTGACATTCTCGTCCGTGGCGCCCAGGAAGGCGCGAATAAGAGCGAAGACCTTTTGGACACGTTCAACGAATACGGCGTTCAGTTCAAGTCGGTCGGGCTCGACGGCAAGACGGCAATGGGTCTCTTGTCCCAGGGTCTTCAGGGTGGCGCCCGTGACGCTGACCTTGTGGCTGACTCCCTGAAGGAATTCGGGCTTATCGTCCGCGCGGGTGGCGACGAAGTGAACGCGGCGTACAAGTCCATGGGGCTTAACGGCGCGGAGATGACGAAGGCCATTGCCCAGGGCGGACCGGCCGCTAAGGATGCGCTCGACAAGACGCTTGACGGGCTCCGGAGCATCAAGGACCCGGCGGAGCGTAGCGCGCTCGCTGTGACCCTTTTCGGTACCCAGGCTGAAGACATGCAAGACGCCCTTCTGAAGCTCGACCCTTCTACGGCGGTTGATGCGCTGGGCAAGGTCGACGGCGCGGCGAAGTCGGCAGGCGACACGATGCACGACAACGCAGCGACGAAGGTCAAGCAATTCACGCGCGGCCTTCAGACGGGCATTGTCGACTTCATCGGCGGCACGGTGATTCCGATTATTGAGCGCTTCGTTCCGGTGCTCGAAGGCATCGGGGGCGCCATGCAGTCGACCGGGGCGTTTGTGTCTCAGCACAGTACGACCTTCAAGATTGTCGCTGGGATCATCACGACGCTTCTTCTTCCGGCGCTTGTGGCCTGGGGTGTGCAGTCGACCATTAACGCGGGCAAGGCTGTGGTCGCCTGGGTGACGTCGAGCGCAACGGCAGTCTTGGAATCCACGAAGCAAGCCCTAGCTCACGCGAAGGTCGTTGCCGGGTGGATAGCGTCGGGTGTTCAGGCAGGCATCAACGCGGCGAAGGTGGTTGCCGGTTGGGTGCTCATGGGCGCTCAGGCGCTTATTCAGGGCGCTCGAATGGCGGCAGCGTGGTTGCTGGCCATGGGTCCGATTCCGCTGATCATCGCCGCTATCGTCGGGTTGGTCGTGCTGATCGTGGCCAACTGGGACACCATTTGGGCGTATACGAAGAAGATCTTTCAATGGCTGTGGGACTGGGTCAAGAAGATCTTTGCTTGGCTGAAGGACTTGTTCCTGAACTTCACGGGTCCGGGCCTGATCATCAAGCATTGGGACACGATCGTTGCCAAGACGAAGAGCGCCTTTAACTGGGTGAAGAACCTAGCCAAGGATGCGCTCGACGCCGTAGTGAACTTCGTGAAGGGACTTCCCGGACGAATCCTGAGCGCCGGCCGTTCTCTGCTCAGCGCAGCGAAGAGCCTGGGCGGGTACGTCATTGACGGAATCAAGAACGGTCTATCGAAGCTGGGCGGGTTCGCGTCGTCGCTTGCGTCCGCTGTGTCGCGCGCTGCAAAGGGCGCCATCAACGGCGTGATCGATCTCCTGAACTGGGCCATCCCCGACAAGTTGGGTTGGGGCAAGCTGAGCATCAGTCTTCCGTCGAACCCGATTCCGAAGATTCGCGCCATGGGTGGCCCGGCTTCCGGCTGGACGCGCGTCGGTGAGCGTGGCCCGGAGGATGTGTTCTTGCCGTCCGGCTCGACCGTTCGCCCGAACCACGCCCTGAGCGGCAGCGGCGGAGTCACGGTCAACGTGCAGACGAACGCCGACCCGTTCGCCATCGGGCGTGAAGTCGCCTGGGCGCTGCGCACGAACCCTGCCTAATCCAGCCTACTCACGTGAGTAGGCTACGGCGCCCCTGGGTCGAGTCCTGGGGGCGCCCTTCTATGCCCGAAGGAGGGTTACCCAGTGGCAGAGTTGAGCGACTGGACGTGCGAGTTTCGCGGGTTGGTCATGGGTGAGCCGGAGTCGGCTATCTCGATTGTCGGCGTTGATGGCCTGTTGACGCTGCCTGATGTGCGGTCTTCAGACCTAACGCTTGTCCAGCGCAATGGACTGTGGCCCGGTAAGGACTACATGAACGGGCGCACGGTGACGCTGACGCTCGAAGTGTACGGCTCGACCCGGGAAGAGTTCACGGACGCGCTGAACGCCCTTCAGGCGGCTTTCATGCCCGGCATTGATGAATCACCCTTCCGGTTCCGTTTCCCGGGCGCAGCGGCGGACCGGACGGCTTACGTGATGGCCCGTACGCGTAAGCGGAGCGCGCCCCTAGACCTGAACTTCGCGTACCGCACGTGCAACATGGTGGTTGAGCTTTTCGCTACGTCGCCGTTCATCGTGGGGGATGCGGCGCGCACGGAGACGGTACGGAGCTACGTACGTGAGCGGGTGCCAACTGGGCTTGTTCTTCCCGCTGTTGTGCCGTGGCAGATCGAAGGGCAGGGGCCGGCGCCCGACGACCCGGTTAGCCGGTTCACCCAGTACGGCAGCGTTGCGGCTCGACCTGTTGTCACGATCACGGACGGCGCTTCGCCGGTTCTGATTGATGACGTCACGGGTGAGTCGTTCGGCATTGATTACGACGGCACGGTGATTGTCGACTCTGCCGCCGAGACGGTTACGAACGCCCAGGGCGACGACATTCGGGGACTCATCACGGTTGGCTCTTCGTGGCCTATCTACGCCCCGGGTGATCACCGTTTGCGGCTCCGGAGTCGAGACGAATTCACGGCAGCGACGGCTTCGCTTACGTGGTCGGATAGGTGGGTTTGATGAGTTCCTTTGCATGGTTCCAAGACGGCGTTGGTTACGGCGCTACACAGCTTGATGATTGGCAGGCAATCACGACTCAGCGCGGCGGCTTCCGGCACGTCTTCAAGACGACGTCTGAGTTTCTGGCCAACTCGAATCAGACGGCGCGCACGGTTGCGGTCGGGTCGGGAACGGTGCTCTTCAACGGTGGCACCTGGGCATGGTCGAGCGGTGAGACGGTCAGTGTGCCGACGGCTTCGAACGACAACCCCCGTAAGGATCTGATCGTTGCGCGGCTGACGACTGTTGCCGCTGACGGCTTCAACGGGCTTGCTATCGAACTTGTTCAGGGCACGCCTGCCGCTTCGCCCCAGGTTCCCGCGCGTCCGGCCAACGCTGCCGCTATCTGCGTTGTGGACGTGCCGAAGGCTTCAACGACCTTCACCCTTACGGTTGTTCGGACTTCGGGCGCGTATGCGGATCAGGCGGCTTACGGCAATGGGGCGTTGGCTATCGACTGGGCCGGCGTACTGCCTTCGCCTGCCGCGTTCCCGGTTGGCTTCACGCTGTACGACTTCGGCGCTAATCAGACCTGGGTGCGTCGAGCTGACGGCGATTGGTTCACGAAGGACCCGGGTCCCTGGAAGAAGTGCACGAATCAGAACGTACAGGCGAAGGACGGCACAAACGTAACCGTCACGGGTGATCTGTACGTGCGCGAGTCGTCGCTTGGCTGGGAGTTGTCGGGTCAGCTCAACTTCTCGCCCAGCAAGGATCTTGACACGCTTGTTCTGCCCGCAATGCTGCCGTCGGGAATTCAGCGCCCGACTCAGAACACGTACGGCTCTTCGGGTCAGACGTACGGCAGCACTTCAGCGGGTGGCGTTGGTCGTGTCGCGCTGATGACTTCGGGTGCCGTCGAGTACGGATGCGACGGCGTCATTGCGAACCTGTACCTGAACGAATCCTTCAGTAAGTCGCCGTGGAACACGTAACCGACTCCCTTCGTATAGGTAGGGGGTATGGCCCATGACCGATTACGAAGTGCTTCAGGTAGAAGCCAAGACGGGCAACGTTATTGCGACGTTGCCCGTTACGGATATCAAGTACGGCGAGACGTTGAACGCTGCCGGTACCGCAACGGTTGGAATGCCGCTCGACGCTGCCGACCCCGACACGCTTGCCCCTGGGCGCAGTGCGCTTGTGGTTTGCCGAGACGGCGAACCCGACTGGGGCGGAATGCTTTGGACTGCCGCCGCTGACCTTGCACAAGGCACGCTCACGCTGAACGCGTCCGGGTGGCATAGCTATTACGCCGGCCGTGTGCTCCATGACGGGTATGAGCGGAAGTCCGATCAGGCGCTTCTTCTTCGCGACTGGTACGAGATGTGCAACGAAGACGGCGGCATTGGCACAGACACTTCGCGGCTGACGACGTCGGGCCGTGTCGTTTCCCGGCTGTGGACTCAGTACGAATTGAAGGTTGTCGCTGACGCCATATCGGAGCTTGCCGAAGAACGAAGCGGCTTCAACTTCCGCTATGAGACCTATTGGCGGAGTGCCACCCAGTTGGGAAACCGGCTGCTGATGTACCCGATGAATTCGGCGGCAACTCCGTTCGCGCTGACGCATCGGTTGAACTGTGACGTTACCCAGGTGTCTTACGACGCTGCGGCAATGGCGACTCGCGCCTATGCGGTCGGAGCCGACAACGGCAACGGCACGAAGCTTGTCGGTATCGCTGACAACGCCCTTGATATGCCGACGAAGCACCTTGTGCAGTCGTTCAGCGACGTGAAGTCGACGGAAACGCTCATCAGTAAGGCGTATGCCATTGCGGCGGCAGGTGCGGCGCCCGTGGCCATTCCGACGCTGACTCTGTACCCGGGCGCCTTCAAGCCCAGTGACTTCGTTCCGGGCGCTGTGGGCGCCGTTCAGGTCGACTCCGGCTATGTGCGGGTGCTGGACGACTTCGTGATTACGGAGCGCTCGACGTCCATTGATGCGAACGGCACGGAGCTTACGAACGTTGTCTCTGGCCAATAGGGAGGTTTTCACCAGTGGCGATTAACGCGAACGCCCTGAGCCCGTCGCTCGTCACGGAGCTGGGCGACATGAAGCGGCGGCTTGCTGCGCTTGAGCGTAAGCCGGACGTGTTGGCGAAGTTCGACCGGTACCCGTCTGTCGAGTGGTCTGCCATTGGGCGCGGCAAGGTATCCGGGAATGTGTGGTCATCCTGCGGACTGGCCAACGTGACCGGCCTTGTCTTTGACCGGGTGGAGTGCAAGTTCATTACCGACCGGCTCATTACCGGGCGCAGCGAAGCCGAAGTGCGACTTGCCGCCTTCCGGCACGATCTAGACGCCGGCGCGAAGGTGTGCGTCTCGGCGTCTTCGACAATCGCGCTTACCGGCACCACATCCCGCGCGCTGGGCACGGTCTACGTCCGATGGATTCATGGAATCCCGTTCGGCTGGGACGCTGAAGACGGCGCGGCGATTTACACGATTGAGCTTCAGCACCGTTACCGGGAAGGCCCGACGCCGGACGACCATAACCACCTTCAGGTGTACGGCTTCACGAAGCGTGAGAACGTCGCAGCGCCGGACGGTGGCGCGCTGAAGATGCCGAACAACGAAAACTTCGCGACGGCCGTTCTGTCGGAGACTCGACCGAATACCGGTATCGGATGGACGACGGTTCCCGACCCGAACAACCTGAACCCGTGGGACGGGTCTTACAACATTTCGAACATGCACTATTGCGTTGGTCTGCCCGAAGATCGAATTCCGACGGCGAGTGTCAATGGACATTGGCGTTGGCGGGGCACGAACGGTATGGGGCTTCGGGGTCCCGACATTACGGAAGAGTTCAATAGCTCATGAGCCTTACCGATATCACAGGTCACGCCGACGTTATCGGCGCGCTTCTCATCGGTGGCTTTCTCGTGTATCAGCGCGTGCGTACCGGCACGGGCAACGTTTGGCGCGACGAAGCCGAAGCACAGATTGCGCGCTCACAGCGCTTGTCCGACGACCTAACGCTTCTCATCACAGAAGTGCGGAACCTACGCGAAGAGAACGCCGGATTGCGCGCGGAAGTGGCGGAGCTGCGGCGCGAGAATCGTGAGCTTCGCGACCACATTGACACGCTGATTGGGGGCGCGCATGGCACCGCTGCCGAATGAGATTCCTACCGTCCGGGTCACGGGCACCTATCGGGGCTGGGACGGTCGAGCGCTGAAGGGAACGGTTACCTTCACGGGTCCGGGCCTTGTCACGTTCTCTGAGTCTGATCTGTTCATAGCCGGCCCGGTCGTCTGCACGCTAGACGAAGCCGGACAGATCATTGACGCCGACGGCAACATTGGTGTGCGCCTACCCGCTACCGACTCCCCCGACATGAACCCGTCGGATTGGGCGTACACGGTTAAGGAGAATCTGACCGGGGTCACGGGGGCGCGCACCTATTCCATGGTGCTGCCGAAGGACACGCTGAACAACTCCGTTGACCTTGCCGACGTTGCGCCGGCTGACCCGACTACGCCGACGTACGTTGCCGTTCCGGGACCCAGCGCGTACGAAGTCGCCGTTGCGGAAGGCTTCACGGGTACCGAGACGGAATGGCTCGACTCCCTTGTTGGTCGGGGCGCGAAGGCTTACAACGGCTCGACGGCTCCGGCTTCCTCGCTGGGGCTCGACGGAGACACGTACGCACAGTTCACCGTGTCCACAACGCTGGGCGTCAGCTCTACGACCGTGACCATGTGGGCGAAGAGCGGGGGCGCCTGGGCGAAGGTGTCGGGCGGCATTCGCGGCTCAGCGTGGTACACGAACACGACCGGTACGCCTTCGGCCGATGTGCCGATTGGTGACATGCTCCTTCGAACCGATTCCGGCAACGTGTACCAACGCGGCGCGTCCGGCTGGGATTTGAAGGGCAACATCAAGGGGCCGAAGGGTGACACGGGCGCCACGGGTCCGAAGGGCGCTGACTCGACGGTTCCCGGTCCTACGGGTCCCCAGGGTTCGGAAGGGCCGATGGGTCCGGCCGGTCCGGAAGGTCCCCAGGGTCCGAAGGGTGACCCGGGTACGGGCTCCGTCAACTCTGTGAACGGCGACCTAGGCCCGGAAATCGTCCTTGACGCTGCGGACGTTGGCGCTCTTCCCAAGGTGGGAACGGCGCTGGGCGTTCAGCTCACAGTTAAGGGTGACGGCACGAACGGTCCCGCGACGTTCTACGGCAGCGAAGCCAACGACAAGCGGTTTGCCGTGCGTTCGTCGGGCGGTTGGTACTCGAACGCGCTCGATAACGTCGCGTACAACGTCGGCGTCGGGTCCACGGTCACCCCGTTCGGTGGTGGCACGTACGTACTGGGCATGCAGCACGGTACGGCGCCAACTGTCACGCCGACCAACGGCATTGTGGCGTACGCCGACGGAGGGAAGTTCAAGGTTCTTCAGGGTGACGGCACGGTTGCCACCCTGGGGAATAGCGCCGTTTCTTCGGTCAACACGAAGACGGGCGACGTCACGCTTACCGCTGCCGACGTTGGCGCGCTTGCGACCACGACGAAGGGCGCAGCGTCCGGCGTTGCCCCGCTCGACTCCGCGAAGCGCCTGCCGATAGCCAACATTCCCAGCGCCGTTCCCCGGAACGTGTGGACGCCCCAGGCTCAGGGATTCGCGGCATGGTCGGTCGACCCGGCTTCTGTGGCCAACCCGCAGACTCCGAAGGCCGCTGTGCCGCAGCGCGTCTACATGTGCGGTATCAACATCACGGAGCCGACGGCAGTCAACAACGTCGTCATCTTCGCGCGTGGTTGGGCTGGGTCTTCGGCCGTTCCCGCTGCCCGGTTCTATGGCGGCATCTATGACGAATCGGGTGTGTTGGTTCGGCAGACGGGTCAGATTTCGAACCTTCCCGCAGCGGGTCAGATTGCCAACTCCGGATCGGGCGCGCGGAACAACCACATTGGCGCGGTACCGATGCCGCTTACGTCGAGCATCACGCTTCAGCCTGGGCGGTACTGGGCGGCGTTTCTCATGTCCGCCGGCGCAAGCACTGACTTCTATTACTTCCATGTTGAGAACTGGGCGGACTCGAACCCGTCGAACTTCTTCCTTGCACCCGCGTTTCAGCGGTCTTGGTACATGGTCGGAAAGACGTCGCTGCCAACGCCCGTGAATCAGGATGCCGGTTTGGCGGACCATGATCCGGCAATCATGGCGCTTGCCAATCTCTGACCCAGCCTACTCACGTGAGTAGGTAAGCCCCGGAGCAATCCCGTTCCGGGGCTTTTTCATGCAACGAAACGGAGCACGTTTTGAGCATCGCAAAGCTTGTCGAGATAGCGAAGGGCGAAGTCGGCTATCACGAGGGTCGTTCGGGTGGCCACTGGAACAACCACCAGAAGTATTCGCCGGCCGTGCCTGGGCTTGAGTGGTCGCAGAATCAGGCATGGTGCGCGACCTTCGTGAGCTGGGTTGCGCTGAAGGCTGGTCTGTCCGCCGCGTACCCGCGCACGGCTTCCTGTTACACGGGCGTTCAGTGGTTCAAGAACAAGGGGCGGTTCTCGGAGTATCCGGCCGTTGGCGCTCAGGTGTTCTTCGGCAACGGTGGCGGGTCGCACACTGAGATTTGCTACGCGTACGACGCTGATTACGCGTACACGATCGGTGGCAACACGAACACGAACGGGAACGCCGAAGGCGACGGCGTGTATCTGCGCAAGCGTGCGCGTCGGGATGCGTACCTGTACGGCTACGGCTACCCGGACGTTTCCGGCGGCAGCGTGAGCGCGGACCCGAACGCTTCGAAGTTCGGTTACAAGCACAAGGCGACCGGCGCTGTGTCGGACGTCGGCGGCTCGACCACGAAGCCCAAGCCGAAGCCGAAGGCGTATGAGCCGTTCCCGGGCGTCGCGTGGTTCAAGAAGAACCCGCACTCCCCCATCGTCACGGCCATGGGCAAGCGCCTTGTCGCTGAAGGGTGCTCCGCGTACAAGTCGGGTCCGGGTCCCCAGTGGACCAACGCGGACAAGGCTTCTTACTCGAAGTGGCAGCGCAAGCTTTACCCGGGCGCGTCCACTGCCCCGGGCGGAGACGCTGACGGTTGGCCCGGTAAGTCGAGCTGGGACGCGCTGAAGGTTCCGAAGGTCTAAGGAGGGGCGCCGCATGGGTGACCACAGCAAGCCGAAGGGTGCCTTCCTGGGCGCCGCGTTGAAGTGGGCGAAGGCTCACCCGAAGGTCGTGTCTGCCGTCGTGGTCGGCGTGGTCGGCGTCATCACGGCGGTGAAGCCGGAGTTCCCGGGTGCTGCCGTTCTGAGCGTCGTTCACGGGGTCCTGGGCGCCTAGTCACCGACTCCCTTCCTGGCAAGCGAGAAGCAACCCAGGAAGGGACGTCATGGCCTACTACAAGTCCATTGGTCTGATTGGTCGCGCCCAGTCGGGCAAGGACACGGTTGGGGCTCGACTCCGGCAGCGTTACGGCTATCAGCGTGTTGCGTTCGCTGACCCGTTGAAGGCGGCAGCGCTTCGCGTTGACCCGTGGATTCCGACCGGGTACGGCGTCTATGCGCGCCTGTCGCGCCTTGTCGCTGACGTCGGCTGGGACTACGCGAAGACGACCTATCCGGAAGTGCGTCGAGTCCTTCAGCACGTCGGGCAGACGGTACGCGAGATTGACCCGGGTTTCTGGGTGCGTGCCGCTGCGCCGGCCATTGATGCGGCGGAGCGCCTGAACCTGCCGGTTGTCGTCACTGACGCCCGGTATGAGAACGAAGCGCGGTATCTGACTGAGCGTGGCTTCGCGCTGATCCGGGTTGACCGGCCTGGGGTTGTGCCCCTGGGCGCCGACTACGCCCGACACAGAAGCGAAACGGAGTTGGACGAGTGGAAGGCGCAGGTGACCATTCGGAACACGGGAACGCTTGAGGACCTGAACCGGATCGTTGACTCACTGCTTCTTCCGCGCTCGACGCGCTGAACGATGCCCCCTACTGACTGCCTTCGGGTTGGTCGGTAGGGGGCATTTTTCGTGCCCGGGGGTTGCAAGTGCCTACTCACGTGAGTAGTCTCTTCCTTGTCGAAACAACACGGAGGGGCACACGATGAAGAAGCGCGCGAAGGATGTAACCCTGGGGGACGTCGTGGTGACTGAGTCGGGTCTCATGGACGTCAAGACGGTTTCCACGGACATGATCGTTGGGACCACGATGCTCGGTTGGGGACCGAACGCCCTGATCTTCGAGCCGTACGAGGAAGTTGAGACGGTCGACTAAGGATCAGCAAGGGTTCAGCCTACTCACGTGAGTAGGCTGAGCCACCCAATCCCAGCGGACACAGTGAGGCAGGAAGGTTCGGGCGTGAACGTCGTAAGCGTGGACAGTGGGCGGGTACACATTGCGCACCCGGGGCACGCACACCCGTTCCCGAAGTACAGCACGCCGGCCATGCGCCTTATGAAGTTCCGCTTCACGGACGCGCCGGTTACCTGCCACAACTGCATGATGCTTGAGAAGCTGAAGGGTTCGAACGAAGAAACCCAGCCTACTCACGTGAGTAGGCTGGACACCGGTACTGCGACCCCGGTACAGTCAGCAACGCAGAACGACAACGAAGGCAGGGGCGGGAAAATGAACGTGGTCAGCGTGCGCGGCGGCAAGGTTCACACGATGATGCCGGGCACCGAAGAGCACCCGTACCCGCTGTGCAGGGGTGGCGGCATGAACAACACGCTGACGAAGTTCACCACGACCAACGCCCCTATCGACTGCAAGACGTGCGTCACGTACGCGGAGCGTCGAGCCGCTAAGGCCGCTCAGTCTGACGCCCCGTCAGAAACCCAGGGAGAGACGATGCCCAGCAACACGGCGAAGAAGACCGCTGCGAAGAAGACCGCTGCGCCGGCTGACGCGACCAACGCGCCCGACGTCGACACGCTGATCAGTGAAGTTCACGTCACGATCGATCAGTTGAAGGCCATTGACCCGACGTCCGAAGGCGCGCACAGTGCGGCGACGGAGCTGAAGCAGGAAGCCGAAGCGAAGATTCTGGCACTCCCCCAGGGCAAGCGCACGTCGCTGCGTAAGGACGTGTCCGACGCGTTCAAGGCAGCGACCACGAAGCCGGAGTCTGCCGCCGAAGTTGTCCCGGCTCAGCGCCGCGTGATCGAAGCCGACGACCCGCGTGAGTACGAGGGTGTTCCGAAGCTCATCAAGGACGGCGTCAAGCTCTTCAGCGAAGGTCTCGACCTGGGCGTGAAGCTGGGCAACGTCGGTGAGAAGTTGGCGCGCATCATTCTCGACATGCGCCTTGCCATCCCGAACCCGGACGCGAACAACCTGCCCGACTTGACGTCGATTCGGAAGACGACGAAGAACGGCGCCGGAGCGATTTACGACGACGTGCGGAAGTCCATCGCTGACGACGACGTTGAGCGGCTGAGCGCGCACGCGTCCATGGTTCGCGCGTCGCAGAACAAGGCTTCGGACGTCCTTGTTGACTGGCTTCACTCCTTCGACACGACGGAGCGCGAACAGTCCGTTCAGGTGGCGAAGGACTTGTTCCCGGGCGTCGAGAAGTTCCTGAAGGACGAAGAGCCCGTCTCGGAAGCCGTGTATGCGCTGTACGCGTCTCACGACGTCGAGCTTCCCCGGTACGGCCGGACGGAGCTTGCACGTATCGACCGGCGCGTGAAGAAGCTGGACGCTGCCGTGAAGGAACTGGAAGGGCTGAAGGAGACTCCCGACGCTCCGGCTTCGAAGGTCGAAGAGCTGGAAGGAACCGTCAAGGAACTGAAGGCGGAGATTCCCGCTGAGTTCTTGGAGCCGGTCAAGGAAAAGACCGAAGCCGAGAAGGCCAAGGAAGCCATGGACGCGCTGAAGGCGGCAGTCGAGAAGGCCGGCAAGCGCGCGAAGGCTGTGAAGACGGCGGCACAGAAGCGGAAGGTGAAGGCGGACGCTTACGCGCTGATCCGTGCCTTCGCGGATGAGTTCGAGCTTGACTTGAGCGCCCTTGTCCAGACGGACGACGAAGAGTAAGCGCCCGGTCACACGGCGGAGCCCCGGTCAGTCCCCCAGCGGGAAGGGTCGGGGCTCCGTCACGTTCAAGCACAGCGGACAGACACTCTGACCTGGGGCGAGTGATGAAGTGACGCTGTGACTCTTCTTCAGGATTCACATAAGACTTCTCTATAGGTAATCCCAGCTCGACGCCACAACGTCACAACGTCACCCCTGCCGCTGAACGGTCACCGACTCCCTTCAGGACACGTAGAGACACCTACGCTGAAGGGGGCGCACCTTGCCGAAGGTACGCACGATCTACAGGGGCGGAAGCCGCTTCTACGTCCATCCTGAGAACCGGGAAGTGGTTCACCCGGGCGTCACGTCTGTTATCGGCATGCTGCCGAAGCAGAACTTTCTAGGCCCGTGGAACGCGAAGATGGCAGCGAAGCTTGCCGTCGACTCGATTGACTTCGTGGCCGACATGGCAGCGCGCGACAAGGAAGGCGCCGTTCAGTACCTTTCGGGTGCTGCGCGCCGGTACACGAAGGTTCGCGCTGACCTGGGCAGCGAAGCGCACGACCTGTTTGAGCGCCTGATCCGGGGTGAGTACGTCGGACGTACCCGCGCTGATCTGACGCCATACGTCGAGCACTTCCGAGAGTTCTTGGAGGCTGTGAACCCTGAGTTGGTTCGAGCCGAAGATGTGGCGTGGTCGGACACGTATGGCTATGCCGGCTCATTCGACGTGGTCATGCGCGTTTGGCTCGACGCCGACGGCAAGCCGACTCCGGACCGGTCCGGGAAGCCTCACCTGATCATGGGCGACTGGAAGACGTCGAAGGCCACCTATCCCGACGTTGCGCTTCAGATGAGCGCCTATCAGAACGCCGACTTCATCATTGACGCTGACGGCAATCGTGAGCCGATGCCGGAGTTTGACGGCGCTGCCGTTCTGCACATCACGGATGAGACCTGGGCGTTCAAGCCGGTCGAGACTGGGCCGGAAGTCTTCCGTCAGTTCCTCCACCTTCGGGCCACGTTCGATTGGGACCGTGACGGTTCCCGGAAGGTCATCGGTAAGCCGGTCGCGCGGAAGGCAACGGGCAAGCTTGTGACCGGTACCCAGCGAAGGGCGCGCTAGTGGCGGAGTTCTGGCGAGTGAAGCCGGGACGGTACCCGTTCCGCAACGCTGAAGTCCGCGTACAGCTTCGAGAGAAGACGCGCTTCGGCTCCGTGCTGCTTGATGAGTTCGACGTGTGGGTTGACGACGTCGAACCGGCCGTTGCCGTCGAGCGCGCGAAGCGTGTGATCCGTACCCGACGCGCTCAGGCAGATTCCGTGCGCGCTGTGCTGGGTGACTCGCCCGTGAAGGAGGGGAAGGCGTGAAGGCATTTCGGAAGGACTCGACCCCGTCTAACCCGCTGTGCGTGTACTTCACCGACGACGAAGCTTCAGACCTTGTCACTGAAGCCGCTGAGGCAATCAGGAACGCTGCGTACATGGGCGAAGAGCGCATGCCGGAGCTTGAGCGACTGCACACGAAGCTTCGGAATCTGACCAGCAATCCGGAAAGGCGTCGCGCATGACTCAGTACGTCGACAACGACGGCGACACGTGGACGCGTAGCGAGATTGACGGGCTCTTCTACTGCCCCGGGATGCTCAACCCCCGTTCGTTCGAGTACATCCAAACCAACTTCGGCCCGCTGACTGTGAAGGACGATGACGACGTGACCCAGCCGACCCAGCCGGCCCCCACCATGACGCGTGAGGAAGCCTTGAACAAGGCGACTGAGTACGTCGGCAAGCTTGCGACCAACGCCCGGGGCTATCAGGGACGTGACGCTGACGAACAAGGTCGCTGCCGTCGAGCGCTTCGCCCGGTTCCTACTGGGTGAGCCGGTCGAGTAACCGACTCCCTTCAGGACGCACAGAGACACCCGCACTGAAGGAGAGAGCATCTTGAAGGACGTTTCGAAGGTCGCTGCCGGTTTCGTCGCTGCCATCGTTGCCGGGTTCATCGTCGGTGCCGCTGGGCTGAGCCTGGGCGCGTTCCTGGTCATGATCCTTGTCGGGATGTGGCACGGGTACAACGACGTCGTTCCGGCGCTGGGCTTCGTTGACTGCGTGTACGGCGTTGGCCTTGTGATCCTGCTGGGGCTCATTGCGGCGCCTGCCACGGTCCGGAAGCAGTAACACCCCACACGTAACCCCTGAGTGCCTTACACGGGCGCTCAGGGGTTTTCGTGCGTTCGGCGGCAAGTCACCGACTCCCTTACCGACATGTGACAGAGCAAGTCAGACGGACCGGGCGGCGGAAAGTTCCTGCCCGGTCCGCCTTCAAGAGGGAGTCTCTTTATGGCGAAGCGTTCGATCTGGGCCGGCGACGAAGACAACAAGCCCAAGAAGCGCGAGACGTACGCCGACGACACCGTTGGGCGCTTTCACTCCGGCTTCTCGGAGCTGAACGAGCGGGGCAAGCTTGTGCCCGTGGCGCTCGACAAGTGGCGCATCTCGACCGGCGAAAAGACCGTTGCCGATGCGGTCGCCCAGCTCTTCGGCGGTGAGCCGATTGAGAACGAGGATTCGACGTCGGAAAACTTCATTGACGTCTTCACTGAGAAGGCGAAGATTCCCGTCATCATCGCTGCCGACGGCATTCACTGGGACATGAAGCAGTGGGTGAACGGCAAGCTCAAGCACCACTGCGACGGTTACGACTTCGTCTCTCACAACGACGATGACATGGTTGGTCAGCCGTGCGGGTGCCCGACGCTGTTTGATGAGCGGAAGGCGGACGCGAAGAACGACGATGGCCCGAACCCGGCTATCACCGTGACCTTCCAGCTTGCCGACGACCCGGAGCTTGGGCGCTTCAAGTTCCAGACGGGTTCTTGGACACTCTTCAAGGTTCTGCACGAAGCCGAAGACGACGTTGAGCGCATCGGCAAGGGTGGCCCGGTCTTCGGTTACGTCGAGCTTGAGCTTGTCGAGTACACCCCGAAGAAGGGTCCGATGCGGAACAAGCTTGTGAGCTATTACAAGCCCGTCATCAACGTCGTGAAGTCCTACAACGACGCCATTGCCGACGACGCCGAGTGAGCGCCGCTACGCCTGAAGCCTGGGCGCTTGTGATGCGTGGTGCGAGCGACGAAGCCGTACGGGCGCCGCTGTGGCAGTACCCGCCGGAGGGACGTCGAGCCGTTCTCAGTGAGCGCGCTCGACGCTTCGGCACCCCGACGGCAGACGACTTTGACCCGGAGTATCACTAGTGACCCAGCGCGGAACGGTCACTGACTATGCCGGCGAAGCGCTGTACGTCGGTGATCTCATCAACTACGCAACCCGCTGCGGGAATGGCGCCCGTGCCGCTGACGCGATCATTCGAGAAATCGAGATTCGACGCGCCTACGGCAAGCGAATTCCGTTCCTGAAGGTTCAGCCTACGGGCGTCGAGTCCCGTAGCGGCTTGGAAGTGCGCAAGACGCTGCGCATGGAATGGATAGGAACCGATCACGTCCGGCTTCTGAGAAGCAACGTGACGGGTCAACAGAACGGCTGACACGACTGAGCCCCGGGCGGAGCACTGCGCTTCGTACCGGGGCTTCGTCGCGTTCAGCCTACTCACGTGAGTAGGTTGGGATGCACACTGCCCTTTTCATCGGACCTGACTACGCGCCTGCCCTGGGCGACGTACGCGAACGGCTACCGGGCGACACGGTCTATATCAAGGAAGGCGCCACTGAGCGACGCGACTGGGGGCGCTACCTTGACGCGCTGAGCGTGGCTATCACCCGGGGCGCTTCGGTTGTGTGGTGGACGTCGTGAGCCATGAGCCGAAGTGCCCCTGTCAGCCGTGCCGCAACCGGCGCCGGAAGGCGTACATCAAGGACTATTACCGGAAGCTTCCGAAGGACAAGCGGCACACGCTGAGTCAGAAGCGTCGAGCCACGGCGTACGGCGTCGAGCACGAAGAGTATTCCCGCACTGAGATCATGCGGCGCTGGGGCTACCGGTGCGCCTACTGCGATGAGCGCGCGACCCATCTTGACCACGTGCACCCGCTGAGCAAGGGCGGAGCCGACAAGGCTTCGAACATGCTTCCCGCGTGCGCCGGCTGCAACCTGAGCAAGGGCGCGAAGACGCTTGCTGAGTGGGCGCTGAGCTTCGCCCCTGCCGTCGAGTAACCGACTCCCTTACGGGCTCACGAGAGCAACTAGAAGGGGGTCTTCAGTGGACTTCGTGAGCATCCTGGGGCGCTTCAAGCACGTCAGCGAAGAGCCGGACGGCGGTTATCTGGCCGTGTGTCCGGCTCACGCCGACTCGCGCCCGTCGCTGCGTATCTGGCGTGGTGACGACCTGAAGGTGAGGCTGACGTGCCGTGCGGGTTGCGAGACGAAGGACGTCGTCAAGGCCGCTGGGCTGAAGTGGGCTGACCTGTTTGACGCGACCGGCGAAGGCGCGACCGTATCGAAGGAGCGTCCGAAGATGGTTGGTCCGGCGAACGTGGTTGCGCTCCGTATGTGGCTTGAGTCTCTGCCCGCTACGGAGCTGGGACCGGCGGGGGCGTACGCGTGCGACCGGTTCGGTATCGACCCGGGTGAGGCTGAGCGCCTGGGGCTCCGCTACTGGGCTCCGGTTGCTGGGCTTGCTAGCCCCGTGTCGTTCGTGTCCCCCAGCTTCGCCCGGTTCCCGCGCATGGTGGTGCCGCTGAAGGGCTTTGACGGCGTTGTGCGCGGCGCCCAGGGGCGTGACTTGAGCGGCAAGTGTCCTGGGCGTTGGCTGAGCCTGAGCAACCCGGAAGGGCAGCGCTGGGCACCGTACGGCGTCTTCAGGGGCGAAGCCGGTTACGGGGTAATCCTGATCACCGAAGGCCCGGGTGACGCCCTTACCGCCGTGTCGGTCGGGTACGACGCCGTTGCCGTCCGGGGTGCGTCTCTCGTCAACAACCCTGAGCTTGTGGCGGAGTTGGCCAAAGGGCTGAAGGGCGCCCAGGTCATCGTGTGCGGCGACAACGACACAGCGGGAACGGGCTTCACGACTCGACTCGCTGAAGGGTTGGCCGGCCACGGTATCGACGCGTACGCGCTGAGCCTTCCCGTTCCGGGCGACGACCTTACCGACTGGCGTGAGCGTGACCCGGCGGCTTTCCCGTCGGCCCTTCACGCGGCCATCAAGGCCGCTCGACCCGTCAAGGACCGTGCCCAGGTTGAGGCGGAGCACCGTAAGGCGGAAGTCGTTCAGCGCACGGGCGCCGTTGCTGTGTCGAGCGATCAGGGCGCGGACGCTGCGCGCATCCTGGGTGAGCTTGTCTCGACGTACGGCGAGTCTGACGCCATGAACGCGCACGCCCTTGTTGCGTGGACGGATGGCCGTATCAAGTACGCGCCTGGGCTGGGCTACTTCGTGTGGGACGGCGTGACCTGGGTGAAGAGCGCAACCCGTGTCCGTCAAGAGATTCACGCCATGGGTGCGGCGCTTGTCCTTGCCGGGTGCCTGCCGGAGTCGCGCGGCTTCACCATGACGACGCGCATTGACGCGCTGATGACGGAGCTTCGCAGCGTTCCCAGCGTGCACGTTGACGCCGGAGAGTTCGACGCGAAGCCGCACCTGTTGAGTTTCCGTAACGGCGTGGTCGACCTTCGTACGGGCAACATCCGTGCGCACGACAAGAACGACATGCTGACGGTTTCCATGCCGTCCGACTACGACCCGACGGCGAAGGCTCCGCGCTGGGAACAGTTCCTTCGGGAAATCTTCCCGGATCACCCGGAGTTGGCGGAATACATGCAGCGCCTTACCGGGTACGGCATTACCGGCAACACGTCGGAACAGTGCTTCGCCGTTCTCTGGGGCAAGGGCAGCAACGGCAAATCGGTCTACACGGAGACGTGCACAGACCTGTTTGCGCCGATCACAAAGACGACGCCCTTCGCGACGTTCGAAGACAAGGGCAACGGCGGAGGAATCCCGAACGACCTTGCCGCACTGCGCGACGCGCGCCTTGTGATGGCTTCCGAAGGTGAGTCGGGCAAGCCGATGAGCGAAGCCGTTCTGAAGCGCGTCACGGGCAAGGACAAGGTCACGGCGCGATTCCTGCGACAGGAATTCTTCACCTTCACCCCGAAGTTTTTGATCCTTCTCGCCACGAACCATAAGCCGAAGTTCAAGTCCCAGGATGAAGGGCTGTGGCGAAGGGTCAAGCTCATTCCCTTCACGCGCTACTTCGCTCCGGAAGAGCGCGACTACGACCTTGACCGGAAGCTTCGGGCGGAAGCCGCCGGGATCATTGCTTGGGCTGTGCGTGGCGCTGTGGATTGGTACGCGAACGGGCTTCGTGACCCGGAGTGCATTTCGAAGGCGACGCGCGAGTATCGAGCGACGTCTGACGCGTTGGCCGGCTTCTTCCCGGGCGTACTCGAAGCGGCGGACGACACGCACGTGTTGCCGGGTGCTGACGCTTACACGGCGTACACGGATTGGTGCGAGGCTGAAGGGCTTCAGCGTAAGGAGGTTTGGAGCCGGAAGGCTTTCTACGGCGCCATGGAAGAGCGCAACGTGATGAAGAAGAAGACCAACAAGGGCATTGCACTTGTCGGCGTGAAGGTCGCTGACGCACCTGCCGCCGCTACCGGTCCGGGCATCTTCGCTCAGGACTGACACGGAGCCCCAGCCTACTCACGTGAGTAGGTTGGGGCTTTTCGTCTGCCCAGCGCGCCCAAGTCACCGACTCCCTTCTAGGCAGTCAAAGAAGGGAAGTGACGCTGTGGCGATTCTTGAGCTTTGCGCCGGATACGGCGGACTAGGCATAGCCGTTGAAGCACTGACCGGCGACAAGGTCACCGTTGTTGCCGAAGTCCACAAGGCAGCGTGCGAAGTGATGAAGTACCGGTTCCCGGACGCGCCCAACATCGGGGACGTTCGGCATGCCCGCTGGGAAGACTTGCGCGGCGAAGTCGACACGATCACGGCCGGTTTCCCGTGCCAGGACATTTCCAACGCAGGTAAGAGGGCAGGTATTCAGGGTGAGCGTTCCGGGATTTGGTTCAACATCGCTGACGCCATTCGGATCATTCGACCCCGATACGTCTACTTGGAGAACGTCGGAGCAATCCGAAATCGGGGACAAGCGGCAGTGCTCAGTTCGCTTTCCGAAATCGGGTATGACGCTGTCTGGACGTCTCTTCGAGCTTCAGATATCGGAGCGCCACACGAACGGCTCCGTTGGTTCTGCGCTGCCACTCCTTCCGACCCCGACGGTATCTGACGCCGACCGGGGACCCGACTACGCGAAAGCCGACCGGCCCGGAGCTGGGGGCGACGACCTTGTAACCGCCGTGGCAAAGCTCTTCCCGCGCGACAAGGCTGACGTTCTCTTCAAGACGCCGACGGCGAACCTGGGCAGCAATGGCAGCGCCCAGCACCCGGACAAGAGGAAGGCCGGCGGACACGGCCCGACGCTCGAAGACGAAGTGTGCTTTCTCCTGAACGTCACGCCGGAGGATGAGTTGCCCGACAACGGGCCACACTCCCCCGCTGAGTGGTGGGGACCCTTCGCACGCGCCGTGTACCGCTGGGAACTGATCCGTCAGACTGCCGCACCGGTTCCGGTCATCAGGGGTCCGCGCGGCGGCATCAAGCTAAGCCCGGAGTTCGCGGAATGGCTCATGGGGCTCGACCCGGGTTGGGTCACGGCGGTACCGGGGCTGACGCACAAAGAGAAGCTTGAGCGCATCGGCAACGGCGTGGTGCCGCATCAAGCCTTCTACGCCTTCCGAGAGCTAAAGGGCGTGCTCGACGCCCGACACGACGCGTAGCAAGTCACCGACTCCCTTCCTGGCAGACGCAAGCTAGGAAGGGAGTTCGGCACGTGATCGAATACCGCCACAACGTCAACGGCGACGTCGTCACCATTCGCGTTCCGGAGACTGACGCTGACCTTCGTGAGTTCATGCACTGGGCGCGCAACAAGCCCGAACTTGCATTGGACACGGAGACAACGGGGCTCGACATTTACGCCCCGGGTTACGGGCTCCGCACGGTTCAGTTCGGCACCACGCATGAAGCCTGGGTGATTCATTACGAGCTTCGTGGGCGCTTCAAGGAAGCCGCCGATTACGTTCTGAAGCACTGCCCGCGCTTTCTGATTCACAACGCCATGTTTGACTGGCTTGTGCTCGACGCGCACGCCGATGTGTCGCTTGAGTCGTTGGCGCCGCGCACAATCGACACGAAGATTAAGGCGACGCTGATTGACCCGCGTCAGCCCCAGGAAGGCGGCATTGGGACCGGCCTCAAGCCGCTCAGTGCCTTTTACGTCGACCCGTCAGCGCCCGACACGCAAGGGGACTTGACGGCGGTTTTCCGGAGCCTGGGGCTCACGAAGGCAACGGGCTTCGCGGGCATTGACCTTCGGCACCCGACTTACAACTTGTACGCCGGTCTTGACGTGATTTACACGGCTCGACTGAACCCGTGCCTTGACGTCGAACATGAGCGCCTGGGCGTGCGTGCCGCGCTGACGGACTACGAACACGAGATTGCCTACATGTGCGCGTACATGCAGCGCGCCGGCCTTGTGCTCGACCTTGAATACGTCGACACCCTTCGTCGCATGCTGCGCGAGGAAGAAGACAAGTACGCGACCATTGCCGCTAGTTGGGGCGTCGAGTCGGTCAACTCCGGCGCCCAGGTGTCCGAAGCGTTGCTTGCCATGGGCGAGACGCTGACGGAGACGACCGACGGCGGAGCGCTGAAGGTGTCGAAGAAAGTGCTTCTTCCGTTGGCTGACCTTGACCGGGACTGGGAGCGCATCGGGGCGCGTGAGCCAAACCCCCTTGCCGAAGCCGTCCTTCGAGCGAAGCGCGCGGGTAAGTGGGTGTCGAGCTACGCGGACAAGTTCGCGGAGAATCACGACCCGTTGGGGCGCATTCACCCCACGATCAACACGCTTCAGGCGCGCACTGGGCGCATGTCCATATCGGGAGACTTCGCGGCTCAAACGCTGCCGTCTTCGGATTGGATGATTCGGCGTGCCGTCCTGGGCGACAAGCCCGACCACATCGTTGGTTCGGTCGACTTCCAGGCAATCGAGATGCGCGTGTTGGCGGCATTGGCCGGCGTACGGCGGATGACCGAAGGTTTCCTTGACCCGGACCCGGACCCGTCCGTTTACCCCGACGGCTTCGATATCCACATGTACACGGCCCGACTCATCAAGGGGCCGAACGCCACGAAGCGCGACCGGAAGGTGTTCAAGGGTGCCGGATTCGGCAAGGTCTACGGCGGCGGAATCAAAACGATTTCGAGACAGACGGGCGCCCCTGAACACGAGATTGCCCGCGCGGTCGCTGAGTATGACCGGGTCTTCCCGGAGATCAAACGGGCGTCTTCGAAGTGGCAGCGGGAGGCACGGGCGCGCGGGTGTGTGACCGTGACGCCGACGGGTCGAATCCTTCCGCTCGACCGTAACCGCATGTATGCCGTCGTGAACTACAAGTGTCAGTCGACGGCGCGTGACGTGCTGGGGCAAGCCATGATCAACATGCGTGACGCCGGCCTTCTCGAATACATGAAGCTTCCGATTCACGATGAAATCGTGTTCTCTGCGCCGAAGTCGGACGCTCAGGACATTGCGCGTGAGTTTGAGCGCTGCATGACCATGGATCTCTTCGGCGTGCCGGTCGTCGCTGAAGCTGACCTAGGGGGTCGTTCCTGGGGGTCGCTGTACGGCGCCGACGTCTAAGCGGAACCCGTCCGCGTTCCCCGTTCGAACACTCGCAAGGTCACGCGCGGGTCACGATTCCAGCCTACTCACGTGAGTAGTCTGAGCCTCCATCTGACGGACTACCTAAGCCCCGTTGCCTGTATCTCGAAGGTAACGGGGCTTCGCGCATATGCCACACCCGTACATCTGAAGGATGAGGCGGCGTCACGCCTTCGATTTCGCTACACCCCTACCAAGATCAACAAGGTCTCTACGGGTGCCACGGCAAAACAAGTGACTACTCACGTGAGTAGTCACGACGTAGTGTCTGTGGTGCACGACGGACCGGAACTGATCAACCCCCGTCGGCAGAGTCGGTGACCTTCGATTGGTTGCCCCCGCATGTTCGAACGCATGCGGAACCCTGCCGTGACGCGTTGACACCCAGTTCCCGCGCCCTAGGTCACCGACTCCCTTACCCGGAATCACACCGACCTAGGGAGTCCCCCAGTGCTGACCTTCGACGTCATCCGTGCCGCCCAGAACAACGACCTTGACGCCGTTACGACAGTCATCAAGGCCACGGAATCCCGCATTGACGTCCTTGCCCGTAAGGCCGCTAACCGCATGGCTCCGCACGGTGGCGCCCGGTTCGCTGACTACGCCGATGAGTTCGCCCAGGTCGGTCGGGTCGCCGTGTGGGACTGCCTGAAGCGCTTCACCGACACAACGGTTGAGTCCTTCGAGCGCTACGTGTACACGACCGTTGAGACGACCCTGAAGGACGCTGTGCGGTCGGAGCGCAACGGCAACGCCGGAGCCGACCCCGACGCCGTGAAGGTGTTCGCTGCCATGCTCGAAGCCGCCGACGGCGACGTGTACGAAGCCGCTCGACTCGCTCAGATCATCCCGCCGAAGGGCAAGCGTCTCAGCCCCGACCGTGCCGAAGCCGCCCGTATGGCATGGCAGGGTGCCGTGTCGCTCGACAAGCAGCACGGGACGGCCCAGGGGCACGACAACACGGGAGCAGCGGGCACCACGCTTGCCGACACTCTTCAGCACCACGACGAAGAGCTTGACGGAGAGATTCGCCCGAAGGTTGGCCACGGTGCGGCGCTCGAAGCGCTGAGCGTGCTGGGTCGCTACGCGGGAGTTCGGATCACGCCCGGTACGCCCGGGGAGTTCGCCGCGAACCTGCCCACGTTGGTTGACCTTCTCGAAGACGCCGTGACCCTGCCGCGTGACGCCGAAGAGCGCCGTTACGTGCTCGACGCCATGGCCGTTCTGCGCGCCGCTGTGTCGACGGCAACGGAAGGCGCCCTTGACGACGACCTTCGCGACGCCCGTGACGACCGTATGGCGGACTCCGCCGAGAAGCACGCGCGAGTGAACGACTGCCTTGACTCGATGGGTGCGGCTCAGCGTGACGTTCTGCGCCACTCCTTCGGCATCAAGGGCGTCACGGACTTCGGTTGGGGCGACGGATGCGACCTTGACGGACTGTGCGCCTTCCTGGGCATGACGTCACAGAACGCGCGCGCCCACCGTGCGAAGGGCCGGAAGGCATTCGCTAAGCGCTACGTCGCTGCCGTGAAGCTCGACCGGCCGAACTACGCCGCTGCGCTCGAAGCCGCCGCTGCCGCGAACTGCACGTACGGCGGACGCAAGTAGCCATCCCTGGGGCGGAGCCAATGACCGGTTCCGCCCCGGGTCACCGACTCCCTTACTGGCCAACACAAGACGAACGGAGAAACACAATGCGCACCTTCCGACTCCCCACGGGCCACACGGTCAGCACCCAGCGTCACGGCGCCACGGTCGAGTTCGTGACCAGGAACGCCGAAGGCTCCGTGATCAGCACCGTGCGCCACTCCTTCGCTGAGTCGGTTCCCCTTCTCAAGCGGCTTGCGTGCTCGACGCGCTAGCAACACGGCTCCGGTAGCTCAGCGGAAGAGCGCCCCCGACGTTCGAGGGGGAAGCCGCCGGTTCGAATCCGGCCCGGAGCACTCAGCAAGTCCACATCACGACGAAGGAGAGACGGCGTGAGGGTCTACCGCGTAGGACACAAGACGGCGCTCGACTCAGGGTTTCCGTCGGGTCCCTACACGTGCGAAGGGATTGACCGGTTTTCGGTCGGGCGCCTTTGGGGCATGGCCGGCGACCACACGAACGAGACGCATCCCAGCCCGTTCGCTGATCCGGCGCTGAAGGGAATCGACGCCCATGAGCGTTGCGGGTTCGATTCCGTCGAGTCGCTGAACACGTGGTTCGAAGGCTGGGAAGAGCCGTTGGACGAAGCCGGGTTCATCGTCTGGGAGTACGACGTTCCCGACTGGGCCGCGCGGGTCGGTCGCTCCGGTCAAGTCGTCTTCAACTCTCACGAAGCCTTCGAGCGGACGCGACGCCCCTTTGAGATCAAACAGCCGGCGCTCTTCGAGTGAGCGCTGACGGAGTTCCCGGGGCGCTTTCATGGTGCGCCCTTTTCGTTGCACAAGCCCTGAAACACATCACGGAGGGAAACGGAATGCACATCACGAACGAGACGAAGGCCATTCTTCACACGGAGGGAACGGGGCGCGTTATCGGCTTCGTGAAGTCGTCGGAGCCGGGCAAGATCAGCATTGCCGTTCCGAACGACCGTGCCGTGATGATTCCGGCTCAGGCGCGTCAGCTTGCCGCATGGCTGAACGAGGAAGCCGACCGGGCCGAACGGGTCTCGACCAACGCGCGGACGGATGCGGGTTGGCGTGCGCGCGAGGCTGAGCGGCAGGCGGCAATCCGCGAAGCGCTCGACACGGACCGGGTGACCTTCCGGGGTCGCACCTACGTGCGTCGTGGTGAGTTCGGTCCCAATGGGCCGATGAGCCGAAGGCGCCGCGCAAGACGGCGTCACAGCGAAGGGCAGAGAAGGCCGCTGAGCGGGTCGACGCATGGCTTTGCGCGAACGCAGTGCTTCGCCGTGCGGACGGTTGGGCCGAAGGGCTCACGCCGTATGACGTGCTGAGCCTTGCCCAGTGGCTTTCATCCGAAGACTGACGACGAAGCCCCAGCCTACTCACGTGAGTAGGCTGGGGCGTTTTAGGGGCCGACGTGAGCTTGAAGCCACCCAACCCGTTCATGGCGCTCGACGCTGCGGCAATCGACGTGCTTGACGACATGGTTCAGGAATGGCTCGACCGTGACCGGCACGGCGAACTGGATTACGGCAAGGGGCGGACCGACGCCCTGTCGCTGATGTACTCCCAGGTTCAGGAAGCTTGGAAGGCGAAGGTCAATTGGCGCGACGTGAGGGAGTTGGACTAGTGCGTATTCCGTTCAAGGGTGAGCACACCACGACGAACTACTTCGCCCAGGGCAGGAACCTTGCCGCCGTAGGGGTTGCCGCCGTTGCCATGCTGACACTCAGCGCGTGCGACACGGGGCCGGAGTGCATCGAATCGCACAGCGAAATGCACATGATGCCCGTCTACAACGGCAAGACGACAATCCTTCAGCCCGTGTGGACGACCGTATGCACGAAGTACGCTGAGCCGGCGGAGGGTTCCGAGAAGTGATCAACGCCGTAATCATTGACCTTCCGCTTTCGGGTCGCTCGACCGTGAAGGCATTCCGCGAAGCGTGCTGGGCGCTCGACGTCGAGCCTGAGCATGTCGACGTGACGTCGTACGACTGCCGCGCGAATGGCGTCAACGTGGTGCCGACAATCCGCGTGTACGCCGACGACGACCCTTACGGCGACGTGTTGGCGGAGCATCGGGGCGCAGCGACCGGCGAACAGATCACGGCACTTCTCGAACGGGGGCAGGCGCTTGTCTGAGCGACGACGTAACCGCGCTGTGCAGTACGGGACGGCGTCAGCCGAAGCCACCCAGGACAGTGCGGGGGCGCACACGTACACGGTCCGGGCCACCTTCAGCGATCAGGGGTACTCATCAACCGAGCAACTACACCTAACGCTTGACGCTGCGCTTGAGCTTCGCGCGGCGCTGGACGACGTTTTGCCGTAGGTGTTGTGCCTACTCACGTGAGTAGGCTAGTCTTCCCTCTGTCAGCACAACGAAGGGGAAGAAACGATGGACAAGGCCACGCTCACCAACGCCGAGAAGAACCAGACTGCCGAAGTCATCCTGAACGGCGAGACGCTTACCGTGCGGGTGCTTCTCAGTGACGGGGGTGAGCTGACCGGCTGGACGTTCGACTATGAGGCGGAAGGCTTCGAGCCCGGTTACGCCGCTGACGCTGCCTCTTACGAAGTCGCCCGGTTCGAGCGCAACGGCTACACGCAAACCGACTACACGTCGAACTGACCGACACACCACACGGCGCCCCTGGGGAAACCTGGGGGCGCTTTTCGTTGGGGAGGCTACGCCCTGAAGATTCGCCCGTCTGACATAGCGAAGCGCACAGCGCGCCCTGACTGGGACACGTACTTTCTGGCAGGTGCCGCCTGGGTGGCCACACGGGCGGACTGCACGCGCTCTCAAGTCGGGGCAGTGCTTGTGAACGCCAACAACGAAGTGCGCGGCACTGGGTACAACGGGGCGCCTTCCGGGGTGCCTGGGTGTGCTTCAGCGGGTGCGTGTCCCCGGGGCCGGCTCAGTGCCGTCGAGTGCGCGCCCAACTCCGATTACGCGAACTGTACGGCTGACCACGCTGAGCGGAACGCGATACGTCATGCCCCTGCCGCTGAGCTACCCGGCTCGACGCTGTACACGACACGTGAGCCGTGCCCGGCTTGCTGGACGCTCATACGCGCTGCCGGAATCCGTCGAGTCGTGACCCCGGAAAACCTTCGGAAGTGACTACTCACGTGAGTAGTCACGTGCTAGGATTCAGGTACAAGCTGAACGACAGGGAGACACGGAAATGAAGTGCACGATTCACGGCGTCGAGTGCGACGGCAACCCGAAGAAGGCGCACAGCTTCCGGCGCGAACTTCGCTGCATTCGACACGGCGAGTCGTGCACCCAGGACCCGAAGAAGGCACACATCTTCCGATGGGTCTAGGAAGACCCCGGAGCCCCCAGACTACTCACGTGAGTAGGCTGGGGGTTCTTTTCGTTTACTGACGGTTCGTCAGATTGTGAAGACGTCACTACTACCTGGCATATGTCAGACGCGCGGAGTAGTGTCTTCCATGTCGGTTCGCACGCCCGTTCGAACGGATGACGCCACATGAGTGAACGTCATACCTGCGGATGAGCGCACAGCAACCTTCACGGTTGATTTACAACACGACCTAAGAAGGATCACCCTTCAACCATTCGCACCTGAACATGGAACTACTGATTCCGCCGCTGGGGGGCGCCATGTCGCACGCTGTACCGTTCACGCTCGCTCTGTCCGTCTGGGTCCCGTCGGGTGCTGCCCGCGCATGGCTTCCTTGCTCCGTACTGGGCGGCACGCTGACGGATGAACTGATCCAATCTTGCGGGGAGTTGAAGAGCGTCTTCCGCGCACACGGCAAGCTCATTGCTCGACTTCTCAGCGCGCCGGCCGCCCCGAAGTACGACGGCTTCAGGATCATCGGGCGCCGGAAGGACACGGGCATTTTGGTTGCCGCCGTCGAGTGGCAGCGGAGCCGGGAAACCCGTGATCTTGTGCCGTTCCCGGTCGTGTGGACGTCGTGTCAGTACGTGCACCCGGAGTCTCAACAACTTGTTGCATGACCGTTACGGATCGTTGCGTTCCGCAAAGCCCGTGGGGCATGCAACCATTGAAACCTAAACCGCTCAAAGCAAGATCATCGGGGACTACCTTGCGCAAGATCACTTTTATCGGGTCAACCTTCGCATCCGCAGCAACGGCTTTCGGCCTGGGGGCACTTGTCTTCACGTCCCCGAACGCCCCAGCGGCAGCGTTCCCCCAGCCGACACCCACCGTGACGACGACGCCCGACGCAACGCCCATGGACGACGCCGAAGACGTCGCTGCCACGGTGCCCAACGCGACGCCCCTGAAGGCCACCCAGGCGCCCAGCTCGACGCCGACGAAGGCGAAGCACGCGAAGCCCCGTACGACGCCGGAGACGGACGACACGGCCACCCTGCCCCGGCATGCGAAGCCGTCCGCTACGCCGTCCGCCGGCTCGAAGGGTCCGCTGAAAGACGCCGAAGATGACGGCAAGATTCTTGACGACCTGGGCGCCGGTCTTCCCCTGCCCGACGTCGGCGTGACGATTCCCGATGCCATGTTGCCGTTCCCGGGCCACGGCAAGGGGCAGGAAGCCGACGACGCCGAGACGACCCTGAGCGCCGATGAGTACCCGTATGAAGAAGCCTGGGGCGACACCCCGGAGACTGCCGCCGACCCGGGCGTTGTGTGCGACGCGGAGCTTGCCGAAGCCCTGGGCGTGCCCCTTGCTGAGTCGTGCTCGACCGGGCACAGCCCCGTTGACATGTGGGACCGCTGGAACAACGCCCAACCCGAAGGCCCGGTTGTGGACTTGAGCGGCGGCAACGGCTGGTTCTGACGTCGGGTCACCGACTCCCTTACTCGCCTTCAGAAGATCACATAGTGAACTGACTGAAGGAGTAGGGGAGTTGGACACGAAGGCCATTGTCAGAACCCGGCGCGTGCTGACGGGGGGCCGATGGTTCCTGATCCTGGGGCTTGTCTTCTACAGCCTCATGACCACGACGCCGTTCGTAAGCGCTCACAGTCAGTGGGCATGGTCCGGCTGGGTCCTGGGGCTCATCGTTGATGCGGCGTTSATCATGGCGCTATCGGCCGAAGGCACGTTGGCGAAGTACAGCGTGACTCGCCTGGGTGCGTGGCCGGTCGCCTTCCGCTGGGTCACGGGTCTGTCGTCCGTGTTCCTGAACGTGTGGCTCAGCGTCAGCGCTCATGACTGGGTCGGCGTCGCCGTACACCTGATCGCACCCGCGCTTGTGATGCTGCTTGCCGAAGTCGGACCCGTGTACATGAAGGCGCTTGCAGACGCTGAGCGCGACGCCCAGGCGAAGCCGCTGAGTGCCCCTGAGACAAACGAAGAGCCGACGGACGCGCCCACGGTCACAGCGGCCTTCGAGAAGCCCGACGGCACGCCCGTGAACGCCACGGTGACGCTTGAGCCGGTCGAGCCGGAGCCCGTACAGGAAGCCGCACCTGAGCCGGAGCCGGCGCACGCTCCGCGCCTGCCCAACAAGGAAGCCAACCGGATCATCGAAGAAGGGTGGCGTCACAAACTCGACGCCGTTGAAGTTGCCGCCGCTGCGGGTCGTCACCCTGCCACCGTGCGGAAGAAGTTCGCCCAGCTCGACGCCGAACTGACCGTGTGACCCTGAGCCCCGTACTGACTGCCTACCTGGGCGGTTGGTACGGGGCTCTTTTGCGTACGCTCATGGCATGGATGACGACGACTTCATGACCGGTCCCGTTGGGCCGAAAACGCGCCGGTTCACCGACACTCAATCGATCTTGGGCAAGCTCGAAGGCAAATGCGCCATGTGGGAACGAGTCGGCAGGGACGCCGTAGAACGGGCAGGCGACTTCGAGCGTGCCGCGCAAGCAATCCGGGACGGCGCGCGTGCCGTGACCGTGGGGCGCACGACGTACGTCCTTGATGAAGGCGAGTCAACTACCCGTGACGAAACGGCAGACGAAGACGTTTTGTAGGCGTAGCCTGAAACGGCACCACTCCTAGCGGAAGATCAACTCACCTTGGAGTGAGACAACAAAATGATGACCCCAGCGGACCGCACTCATGTGCGGAGAATGTCGCTGTGTAGCCGGAGAGGTCTTCTCTCGCGGGTTACGCAGCGCCCTTCTTCGTACCCCCTTGCGAGGAAGGGTGATTTCGTGTCTCTGCCTGACACCGACGCGCGACAGACTGAGTACAGCACTTATGCACCTGCCGGCGAACGCTGCCGAAGGTGCCGGAAGCCGTTCAAGTCGCTTGAGACGTGTCGACGCGTCGCGAATGAGCGGCAGTCAGGTACGGCGTCAGCGGACCGGTACGAACACGTCCGAGTGCTCGAAGTGAGCGCCCCCGCGAAGCGGCTGAGCGCCCGTGTAAGCGCCTTACCTGAGCCGGAGCTAGTCAGCCTCCCGATGAGCCCCTGAGCGGGCAGGAAGCCATACCGGCCCCCTGGTGGACGGAGTACGGCGGAACGCGCGACGACGCTTCGGGCGTGATCGCGTTTCCCCCGAAGTCGCTGCCACCGTGCCCGCTGTACCCCGAGTGTTCGCACTGCGCCCGGAGACAACGGGGGGCATCATGACGCGTGCTACCTACCGGTTCCGCGAACACACCATGAGCCCCGATCCTGTCTCAGAACCGGTGCTCTTCGGCTGGGCGTGTAAGACCGCCGGGTGTGGGGCGAAGAGCGAACCGAGCGAAGACGCGTCCGCCGGTTCGACCTGGGCAACCGACCACTTCAAAACCAACCCCGACCACACGGCTTACCGCGAAATCATCACGCGCGCCTACCGGTTCCAACCCGGCGATTGGCAGTGAGCCGACTGATAACGGTCGTGGCATGGGTCGCATGGGTGCTCGCTGTGGCGCTCATCGTGGCCCGTGGCATGGCCGCATAGGTCCCTTACTGTCGGCTCACAGCACCGGTCGGCAGTAAGGTCGAGAAGCCCCGTCCGTGCGTCTCCCCCCGTGGCGCCGGACGGGGCTTCAGACGTTTCGGGTGCTGGGTTGTTGTCTCTGGACAGTGATCCATGGGAAACTACTCAGCACCACCAATGTTCCCAAAAGAAAGCGCAGGTCAGCGCCCATGAGCCAAGATCTAGGCATGTCGCCCTTCATCGCTCCCGACGTCCCTGAGCACCTTCTAGACACTGTTCGCGTCTTCCTGTACGCGCGTCAGTCTAAGGGCCGGTCCGACGGCTCAGACGTGTCGACCGAAGCACAGCTAGCGGCCGGTCGTGCGTTGGTCGCGTCTCGCAACGCCCAGGGGGGTGCGCGCTGGGTCGTGGCAGGTGAGTTCGTGGACGTCGGGCGCTCCGGCTGGGACCCGAACGTGACCCGTGCCGACTTCGAGCGCATGATGGGCGAAGTCCGCGCCGGCGAAGGTGACGTTGTCGTTGTGAATGAGCTTTCCCGGCTCACTCGCAAGGGCGCCCATGACGCGCTCGAAATCGACAACGAATTGAAGAAGCACGGCGTGCGCTTCATGTCGGTTCTTGAGCCGTTCCTTGACACGTCTACCCCTATCGGCGTCGCCATTTTCGCGCTGATCGCTGCCCTTGCGAAACAGGACAGTGACCTGAAGGCGGAGCGCCTGAAGGGTGCGAAAGACGAGATTGCCGCGCTGGGTGGCGTTCACTCGTCTTCCGCCCCGTTCGGAATGCGCGCCGTGCGCAAGAAGGTCGATAATCTCGTGATCTCCGTTCTTGAGCCGGACGAAGACAACCCGGATCACGTCGAGCTAGTTGAGCGCATGGCGAAAATGTCGTTCGAAGGCGTGTCCGACAACGCCATTGCAACGACCTTCGAGAAGGAAAAGATCCCGTCGCCCGGAATGGCTGAGAGACGCGCCACGGAAAAGCGTCTTGCGTCCGTCAAGGCACGTCGCCTGAACGGCGCTGAAAAGCCGATCATGTGGCGCGCTCAAACGGTCCGATGGATTCTCAACCATCCCGCAATCGGCGGTTTCGCATTCGAGCGTGTGAAGCACGGTAAGGCGCACATCAACGTCATACGGCGCGACCCCGGCGGCAAGCCGCTAACGCCCCACACGGGCATTCTCAGCGGCTCGAAGTGGCTTGAGCTTCAAGAGAAGCGTTCCGGGAAGAATCTCAGCGACCGGAAGCCTGGGGCCGAAGTCGAACCGACGCTTCTGAGCGGGTGGCGTTTCCTGGGGTGCCGAATCTGCGGCGGCTCAATGGGTCAGTCCCAGGGTGGCCGTAAGCGCAACGGCGACCTTGCCGAAGGCAATTACATGTGCGCCAACCCGAAGGGGCACGGCGGCTTGTCGGTCAAGCGCAGCGAACTGGACGAATTCGTTGCTTCGAAGGTGTGGGCACGGCTCCGCACAGCCGACATGGAAGATGAACACGATCAGGCATGGATTGCCGCCGCTGCGGAGCGCTTCGCCCTTCAGCACGACCTAGCGGGGGTGGCCGATGAGCGGCGCGAACAACAGGCGCACCTAGACAACGTGCGGCGCTCCATCAAGGACCTTCAGGCGGACCGTAAGCCCGGTCTGTACGTCGGGCGTGAAGAGCTGGAAACGTGGCGCTCAACGGTGCTGCAATACCGGTCCTACGAAGCGGAGTGCACGACCCGACTCGCTGAGCTTGACGAGAAGATGAACGGCAGCACCCGCGTTCCGTCTGAGTGGTTCAGCGGCGAAGACCCGACGGCCGAAGGGGGCATCTGGGCAAGCTGGGACGTGTACGAGCGTCGGGAGTTCCTGAGCTTCTTCCTTGACTCCGTCATGGTCGACCGGGGGCGCCACCCTGAGACGAAGAAATACATCCCCCTGAAGGACCGTGTGACGCTCAAGTGGGCGGAGCTGCTGAAGGAGGAAGACGAAGCGAGCGAAGCCACTGAGCGGGAGCTTGCGGCGCTGTAGCGCACAGCGGGAGGGGTCGAGCCGGCGGACGGTTCGGCCCCTTTTTTGGCCTTGAAATCGTTAGTTAGGCTAACTAGTAGTTCCTTCGTCACCACAGCGGGCAGGGAGCGCCCTTCTGACCTGGGATGAGTGACGTAGTGACGAAATGACTCATACCTAGGATTCACATAAGCATTCTCTATAGGTAATCCGGACTCGACGCCACATCGTCACATCGTCACGCGGCTTTCCCGCTGAACCCGCAGATACCATCTGAAACCGGGTCACCGACTCCCTTCATATAGGTAGGAGGGTGATTCTGCACCACGCACCTAGTAGCGCAACGCAACGGCGTCGAGTGCTCACCTTCCGGCCGGTTGCTCCCTTGATTCTCTCCCAGGGTTGAGCGACCGGCACTGTTCCCGTAGCTCAATGGGCAGAGCACCCGGCTCTTAACCGGGTTGTTGTTGGTTCGAGTCCAGCCGGGAACACGGGGCACGTACGGCACGGGATGCGTGTACGGCGTGCCCAATCACTTAGGGGGCAGCGTGAGCGGGTACACCTGGGCGTGGTTGGCATGGCTTGCCGCGTTCGGCGTGGTTGAGGGTCGAGCACTCTTCAACAAGACGCCCGGGGACACGCTGAGCGAGCATGTGTGGCGCTGGTTTGCCACTACCCAGGGCAGTACGGGCAAGCCTTCGGGTTGGGTCCGTGTACGCCGCTTCGGGCTTCTCGCCTTCATGGCATGGCTGAGCGTGCACTTCCTGACTGGGGGCCGGTTCTAGCCTACTCACGTGAGTAGTCTGGGCGCCGGCTCAGGGGTAGGGGGGTCATGCGTATAGGGGGTGTCCCCAGGAAGGGGGTACCCCCATGCGTACACGGTGTCTCGACTGTAGGGACTGGGCTACCCACAACGGCAGGTGTGCACAGCACCACGCCACCTATCAGGCACAGCGCAGTGTGAAGAGCCATGCTAAGCGGCGTGCTGCTATCGCCCGTGGGAACAATGCTGCGGCGAAGATGCGGCGCGCTGTGAACAAGGCAGGTGGCGCCGTGTGTGCTGTGCATCTTGGTTGGGTGCCTTCGTCCTTCGTGGACGTTGACCACATCACACCCCTTGCGCGTGGTGGTGAAGACGTTGAAGGCAACGTGCAAGCACTGTGCAAGTCATGTCATAAGACGAAGACGGCAATGGACTTCGGCAAGCGCCCCTTCTGATAGGGGGAAGGCGCGGCGAAAGTTCCCAGCCGTGCGGCTCAGCGAT